TACACTAGATAAAGATAACTCAAAAGCAATATTTATATCTACACCTCGTGGTAGAAATAACTACTTTGCAGAATTTTATTATCGTGGATACTCTGATGAGTTTCCTGAGTGGTGTAGTATAAAAGCAACTTGGCATGAGAATCCTCGTGTATCAGAACATGATATTAAAGAAGCAAAGAAAACAATGTCAGAAGCTGAGTTTAATCAAGAGTACATGGCAGACTTTAATGTGTTTGAAGGACAGATATGGACATTTAATCACGAACAATGCACAGCAGATTTATCTGAACTTGATACTCGTAAGATGGACGTTTTTGCAGGACTTGATGTTGGTTATAAAGATCCAACTGCTTTCTGTGTTCTTGCATATGACTGGGACGAAAAGAAATACTACTTATTAGATGAATACTTAGATAGTGAAAGAACTACAGAACAACACGCAGTACAAATTCAGAAGTTAATAGAAAAATATGATATAGATTATATTTACATAGACTCTGCAGCACAACAAACAAGATATGACTTTGCTCAGAACTATGATATTAGTACTATAAATGCAAAGAAGTCAGTTTTAGATGGAATAGGTCATGTTGCTGGTGTAGTGGATAATGATAGTTTGATGGTGAATCAAACTTGTAAGCATGCTCTTACATCATTAGACCAATATCAATGGGATCCAAACCCTAATTTAATGAAAGAGAGGCCAAAACATGATATGTCATCTCACATGGCAGATGCTTTACGATATGCGCTTTATTCATTTGAAACTAGTGTCACCTCGTTTTAGATGTACCTGTTAAAAATTGTACTTGACATGTGGTGTGCCTTTTTGGTATAATTCTAATTAAGAGTAGAAATATGAATTTAAAAAGAGATTTAGTTAAATATGTAAGAGATAAAGCTAAGTCCCAATATAAAAAAGCAAGTGCTTGTTACATATGTGGCAGTACTGAACAGTTAGATTTTCATCATTTTTATGGACTCACCGAATTACTAGAAACTTGGTTAAGAGAGAAGAATATAATTATTGAAACGGAACAAGACATACTAGAACTTCGTGAATCCTTTATTGATGAAAATCATGATAAATTATATGATTATACTGTAACTCTGTGTCACAATCATCATCTGAGACTTCACTCAATATATGGAAAGCGACCCAAACTGATAACAGCAGAGAAACAAAAGAATTGGGTCCAGATACAGAGAGATAAAGAATATGGCATGGTATGACAGAATTTTAGGAATACAGCGAGAGGAAAAACTAAATCCTGCTCAATATGTAATTTCTAGAAATGAGGGAATGACCGTTGACTCCAGAGAGCCAACAATAAGCTACAAAAATGCTTATGAACAATTAGAGATAGTAAACCGTGCCGTCAACATGATAGTTGACGATGTAGCAGAAATACCATATACAATAGGACAACAAAATCCAGTAACTAATAATATAGTAAAAAATATTAGAAGGTCAAAAGTGGACTTACTTGTAAATAGAGAACCTAATCCATTTCAAGATGTAAGCACATTTAAAAGAAATCTAATAATTGACTTACTAATTGATGGTAATATATTTATATATTTTGATGGCGCTCATCTGTATCACTTACCAGCAGACAAAATGACAATTTATAGTGATACAAATACTTATATTGAAAAGTATGAGTTTGACAATAATATTGAGTATAGCACAAACGAAATCATACACATAAAAGAAAACAGTTTTAATTCCATATATAGAGGAGTTCCAAGATTGAAACCTGCACTTAGAACAATGCAGCTTCTTATAAACATGAGAAATTTTCAAGACAACTTCTTTAAGAATGGAGCAGTTCCAGGATTGGTACTAAAAAGTCCTAACACTCTTTCTGAGAAAATCAAAGAAAGAATGTTACAGGCCTGGATTGCAAGATATAATCCACAATCAGGAGGCAGAAGACCTCTATTTTTAGATGGTGGACTAGAAGTTGAAAACTTAACAGAAGTAAACTTCAGAAACTTAGATTTCCAAGACGGAATCAAAGCAAACGAAAAAATTATACTAGAAGCTATGGGAATACCACCAGTACTTATGGACGGTGGTAATAATGCAAATATAAGACCAAACCATAGATTGTACTACTTAGAAACTATACTACCTATAGTAAGAAAGTTAGGAACTGCAATAGAAAGATTTTTTGGATTTGGGGTTGTTGAAGATGTGACAGGAATACCTGCACTACAACCTGAATTAAGAGACCAAGCAGCTTATTATGCTACACTTGTGAATACTGGAATAATGAGTCCAAATGAAGCAAGAGAAGCACTAGGCAAAGAACCAGTAGACGGATTTGATGAGCCAAGAGTACCTGCGAATATTGCAGGTTCAGCCGCTAATCCCGAAGAAGGTGGAAGACCACCTGTAGAAGAGGAATAATATGACAAAGAAATCAAAAGCCTTAAAACAAATAGCAGACTACATGGCGAAGAAAGGAAAAGTTCTTACACTAGCTGAATATAATGCTGAAACTGACGTTCCAATAAGGAGTGTTATGGTTAAAAGAGTATTTGGTGGCTCATGGGCAAGAATGGAAGGAATGTTAAAAGCAAACTATCCAGAATTATATGAAGCACCAAAACCTGCTCCTGCTCCTAAAAAGACAGTTGCAAAAGCTAAAGTAGAGAAGAAAGATGGCAAATAAAATATATCATTGGACTAGCAATTTTAAAACTCTTGGAGAGTCAGACGATGGTGGCGTAGAGATTAAAGGTTCAGCTAGTACAAATGGGCTAGATAGAGCTGGAGATATAATCAATGCTGATGCATGGACAAAAGGTGGATTAGAAAACTTTAAAAATAATCCTATTATTTTGTTCAATCATGATTATAACAAGCCTATTGGTAGAGCAAAAGATTTACAAGTTACTGACAACGGTTTAGAAATATCTGCAAAGATATCAAAAGCTGCAGGAGAAGTAACACAATTAATTAAAGACGGTGTCCTTGGGGCTTTTTCTGTTGGTTTCAAAGTCAAGGACGCTGATTATATGACAGAAACCGACGGATATAAAATAAAGGACGCAGAGCTTTTTGAAGTATCTGTAGTATCAGTGCCATGCAACCAAAACGCAACTTTTGGACTAGCAAAATCATTTGATAGTATGGAAGACTACAATAAGTATAAGCAAACTTTTTATACGGCTAACTTAAACGATTCAGCAGACGCTGTTGAAGTTGAGCAGCCAAGTCAGGCGCAAGCCAAAGAAATGGAGACAAATATGTCAGAAATAAAACAATCTCCTGAGAGCAAACCTGAGTTCGACATTGAGTCATACGCTAAAGAAGCAGCTGAAAAAGCTGTAGCTTCTTATGCTATGAAGCAAGCCGAACAAAAGGCTGCTGAACAGAAGGCTGCAGAAGAAGCTGCTGAAAAGGCTGCTAAAGAAGCTGAAGTTCAAAAAGCCCAAGAGGAAGCAAAACAGGAAGAGCAAAAAACTATAGTCCAAGCAGGACTAACTGGTGCTGAAAAGCTAATGTCAGATGTTGAGACAAGAGTTAACGAAAAGCATGAAGATTTAGAGAAAGTTGTAAAAGAACTTGAATCTCAGTTATCTGAGAAGTCTGAAGAAATCATGAATATTCGTGAGTCAAAAAGAATGTTCACAGACAGAGGCAATGGCAACTGGAAAAAAGACTTTGAAAATGATGTTCTTGATGCAAAATTCTTAGGATTAGCAACAGGTAAAGGATATGACACAGACTACGGTAAGAGTGTTATGGAGAAAGTTAACGCACATTCAGGCGTTGGTGTATCTTCAGCAGACTTTGAGCAAGTTGTATCTACAAACATTGAAAGAGATATTCAGAATGAGTTAGTATTAGCTCCTCTATTTAGAGAAATTACTATGACTTCTGCAAATCAAATTATACCAATCTTACCAGATGCAGGTTATGCTGAATTCACATCTAACCAAACTGCCAGTGGTTCTTCACCACATGGTAACTTAGCTGAAAGAGGTGATGCATACAACCCTGGTTCAGCAGGTGGTATTGATTTAACAGAAAGAACTCTTTCTACTGTTAAACTGATTTCTCAATCATTCTTAGGTAATGAAACAGAAGAAGATGCAATCATGCCTATCTTACCTCTCATTAGAGAATCAATGGTAAGGTCTCATGCAAGAGCTATTGAAAATGCTATCTTAGCTGGTAACAACTCAGCTAACGGTGTATTCTCATCAGGTTCTTTTGAAGGTTTAATTCAAAAAGCTGCTCAAGATGACAGTTCAGGTACACACGTAACTGCATCTACTGTAGCATTTGCAAGTGAATCTTTAACTGCAGCTAACTTACTTGATATGAGAAAGAACATGGGTAAATATGGTATTAACCCAGCTGAAGTGCTTTACATTGTAAACCAAAAAGAGTATTTCAACTTACTAAGCGATGCTGAGTTCCAAGATGCTAACCTAGTTGGCGACATGGCTACTAAGCTATCAGGTGAAATCGGACAAGTGTTCGGTTCAAGAATTCTCGTTTGTGATGAATTCGCAACACCTGCAGTAAGTAAGGTTCATGCTGTAGCAGTATATCCAAGAAACTATGTAATGCCAAGATTAAGAGGTGTTACTATTGAGTCAGACTACGAAGTAGCAAACCAAAGAAGAGTCCTTGTGGCTTCACAAAGACTTGGTTTCACTGACTTAATTGATGGTGCAACAACCGTTCACGCAAGAACTTACAAATCTAGTTAATAGATAAGCAAGGCCTGAGGGGAGCCTATCCCCTCACTTTTACTATGGCGAATTTAATAACAGTACAAGAATATAAAAATGCAGAAGGGATTCTTAATCAGAAGGACGACCCACGACTAGATATTATTGTACCACAAGTTAGTGATTTAGCCAAGAGATATTGTGGAACTTCATTTATTGACCATTATAGTAGTAGTAAAACAGAAGAGTTTTCTATACACGATGCCTTTACTAGCACTATAATTGTAAGCGAAAGTCCACTTGTAGCAGTTTCAAGTGTGCAAGAAAGAACAACATATGCAGATGCGTATGAAACACTTTCAACTTCAGACTATGAATATTATGTAGATACTAGCGCAGATGCAATAGTTCGTACTGATAATAACGGAAGAAAGAAGTCTTTCCCACAAGGTGTAGCGAGTGTAAAAATTACTTATACCGCAGGATATAGTACAACACCAAAAGATTTAAAGTTAGCACTTTTTGATTTAGTTACTTACTATCTCAAAGATGAACATAAAGAAAGAAGAACAATCGCAGGAGCAACTTTACAGAATCAGGGAACATCTGGAGTAAGAGATAATACTGACTTTCCAGACCATATAAAAAGAGTACTTGATTTATATAGAGTAATAATTTAATGGCAAAAAGCGTAAGAAGAAGAGCCTGGTTAAATTTTAAAAAGAATAAAAAAGTATTAGGAAGAGCAGGAGCACAAAATGCTTTTGCAAAAAATGGATACTTTAGTCTTTATCCTAGTAGAATAGAGATACTGATGCAAAGACAAGTGCCAAGTTCTG